AATAGCAGCATAATATTATGGCATTAATACCACTACAATTACCACCGGGAATACATAGAAACGGAACAGATTTCGAGTCTTCCAATAGATGGCGAGATGCTAGTCTAGTTAGATGGCACGATGGTTCATTAAGACCAGTTGGTGGATGGCAAAGTAGAAAGACAAGTGCATTTCCTGATGCACCAAGAGGTATGATTTCTTGGTTGGACAATTCAAGTGACTCATATTTAGCAGGTGGTACATACAATTCACTCAAATACATTAATCCCTCACACACAGTTTATGACATTACACCTTCAGGACTGACATCAGGTAATTTGAATGGTGTATTGAATCAAGGTTATGGTGGTGGATTCTATGGACATGATGAGTATGGTAGAGAACCAACCAATTCAGGTATTTACGCAGAAGCAACAACATGGTCACTAGACACTTGGGGTGAGTACCTTCTAGCTTGTTCATCCAAGGATGGAAGGATTCACGAGTGGCAACTCAATACAGGTGTGGTTGCACAGATAGTTGCTAATGCACCTACTGGCAATAAAGCAATGGTAGTGACTGAAGAGAGATTCGTATTTGCCCTCGGTGCAGGTGGTAATCCTCGTAAAGTAGCATGGTGCGACCAAGAAAACAATACATCTTGGGCAGCTTCAGCTACAAACCAAGCAGGTGATTTTGAATTACAGACTGTAGGTCAAATTATGTGTGGTCTTCGTATGCGAGGTGCTACACTTATATTGACAGATAACGATGCACACGTTGCTACTTACTCAGGTGCGCCATTCGTATATGGATTCGAGAGAGTTGGTACAGCATGTGGTGTAGCATCGAGAAGAGGAGCTGTAGCTATTGATGAGGGTGCATTTTGGATGGGCAAGAAAGGATTCTTCACATTTGATGGCTCTATTGCTAAAGAATTACCCTGTGAAGCACTCGATTATGTATTCGATGACATAAATCGTTCACAAATGAGCAAGGTCTATGCAGTCCATAATTCACAACATGGTGAAATTTGGTGGTTCTATCCAAGTGGTAGTAATCTTGAAAACAACAGATATATTTCATTGGACTACAAGGAAGGTCATTGGAATGTAGGTGTACTAGACAGGACAGCAGGTGTTGACATAGGTGTGTTTAAAAATCCTATATGGTCAGATGCAGATGGTGACTTATACAATCACGAGACAGGACATGCACATACAGGTTCAGCCAAACCTTATGCTGAATCAGGTTCTATTAGTTTAGGTAATGGCGATAATATAATGAAAGTTACTCAACTTATACCTGATGAACAGACACAAGGTGAGGTTGCTGTTACATTCAAGACACGTTTTTATCCTAATGCAGCAGAGACAACGCATGGTGCTTATACTCTATCTAATCCAACAGATGTTCGATTTAGTGGTAGACAGGTAAGAATCAAGGTTCAGGGTGTAGGAAACACCAACTGGAGGTCAGGAATAATGCGAATAGAGGCTAATGCAGGAGGTAGACGATGAGTGTAGCGACACCACCACCACCATTAGGAAGTAGTTGGAAGGCTTGGGCAGAACGTATCAATAAGTTTCTTACCTCTACTAGAAACAAATTACAGCATAAAGACTCAGACTCTAAGGCAACTGAAAATGGAATATTGATGTGGGATGAAGCTCAAGGCACAGTAGTAGTATCAAAGAATAATGCTTGGGTAAGGATAGAATTAGACCCATGAGTATACAAGAAGATTTAATGCGTGGTAAAGACTGGATAGAGTCAGCTCTTAAAAAAGGTGGCGAAACGCATAACTTTAAAGACATAGTAGATGGTGTAATGAAAGGAGATTTTCAACTATGGATGGGGTCAAACGGATGTGCAGTAACTGAGATAGTAGTGTATCCTAATAAGAAGGTACTTCATGTATTCTTAGCAGGTGGCGATAAAGGCTACGGAATTAAACAGATTACAGACATGCATGATGATGCAATAACTTGGGGTAAACACCAAGGATGTATAGGGATGACTGTTACTGGTCGGAGAGGGTGGAAGAAGATTCTCGAACCTAAAGGTTGGTCAGAACAGTTTACAACTTTATTAAAGGAGTTTTGACATGAGTAGCGGCGGCGGAAAAGGCGGTAAGAAAGAAACAGCAACAACGATACCTGATTGGGTTAGAGGCCCGGCAGAGCGAAATTTACGAAGAGCTGAACAGGTACAGCAATTAAAATACATGCCATACACAGGCCCACAGGTTGCGGCCTTCAATGAAACACAAAATGCGGCAATGAACAATAACATTGGTGCGGCAAAAGCATTTGGTTTGCTAGACCCTAATAGCACACTATCAGCTACAACTGGAACACCTACTCCAACAGAATATGCCGGTGGCTTTAAAGGTTATGGCTCTATCGGACTATATGACCAAGCTTTAGCAGAACTTACAGCTAGAGACCCTGCAAACATGGCGGCATACAACAACCTATTTGGTAATGCTATACCTGCTAATGTAGCACGTGGTGGTGGAGGCGGTGGAGGCGGTGGAGGTTTTAGACCTTCAAGAGGCCCAAGTGGTGACCCAACATTTGTACCTAATTATGATGTTTCTACATGGTCACCGGCATTACAGAAAAGTCATGGAAAGCAAATAGCGGCAAATAGTACAGTAAGTGAATCAGACAACGCATATCGAAAACAGAAATCAAATTTTGGCACGACAATGGGTAGTGGTGGAAGCTATAAAATACTACGTGACCGAAGTGGCAAAGTGAGGGGGTTATAATGGCAAATCAAGGACTACCCGGCGGACAAACAGCTCCACCAAACATTAACAGCCTAGCGGCTCAGGGCATACAGGGTGCAGGGATGGGTACTGCATTAGGCATGGGATATACTCCAAGTCAGGTTGGTGTGGCAGGTACAAGTGCTTCAGTTACTCCAACTAATGTAACAGGAACTAACGTTACAGGAACGAATGTAACACCTAATCAATTAGCTACTACAAGTCTAGCTCCATACATGAATCCTTACACTTCACAAGTTATTGATGCTCAACAAGCAGATATATTGAGAGGAGCAAACATAGGTCTTGACCAATTAGGCACACAAGCTCAACACGCTAATGCTTTTGGTGGCTCACGACATGGTATAGCTATGAGTGAGATGGGCAGAGGTGTAGCAGACATGATGGGTCAACAATCAGCAGGACTTAGACAAGCAGGTTATCAAAACGCACAGAATGCGGCGATGCAAGATATTGGTTTAAATATGCAAGGACAAATGGCGAATCAAGCTAATAACATGCAAGGACAATTAGCAAACCAACAAAATGCATTACAGGCAGGTCTAGCTAATCAATCAGCAGGAATGCAAGGACAACAGTTAAATCAACAAGCAGGATTACAGGATATATCTAATCAACTACAAGCTTCACTAGCTAATCAAACAGCAGGTCTACAAGGTAATCAGCAAAGGTTAGGAGCGGCTAATCAATTAGGTCAATTATCTAATCTTGGATTTGGAATGGGCCAACAAGTTAATAGAAACCTTTCACAACAAGGCGCACAGCAACAAGCGTTACAACAAGCTCTATTTGATGCGGCACAACAACAATATCAAGGATTTGTTAATCATCCTGCACAGGGTCTTGGTTATGTAACAGGCGCATTGAATGCCAATCCTGTTAATACACCAAATACAGTAACACAAACGAAGACACCGGGTCTGTTTGATTACCTAACACTAGGTGCAAACGCTTACACCGGTAATGCGGCTTAGGAGATAGAGATGAGTTTAGGACTAGGACAAATGTTAGGAGGAGCTTTACTTGGAAGTGGCCTGTTAGGCGGTAATGACGAGGACGAAGAGAAACAAGGCTTCATGAGTGGTCTTACAAACATTAGTAACTCGATGTTTGCCGGGATGTCACAAGAACAGGTGTACAGACTAGGACAAGGCTTCAATACAATGCGTTTAGAGCCTGACCAAGCTATGCACGAAAGTTTTGAGAACAGAATTAGCGATATACGTGCTACTGATGCCGCATCTGCGAACAAAAACGCTACTGTAGAAGCTTTATTAGGCATGACTTCAGATAAATACCCTAATGGTAGAGTAGATTTAGCCGCTATGGTTAAACAGGGAGTGTTACCACCTGCTGAAGCTATCTCAATGGCTATAAAAGTTGAGCCTATGTCAGCATTTGCAGAAAAAATGCAATGGTTAAAAGATAATCCGAATGCTAGTGATGAACAGAAAGCATTAGCCGGTATTACTGTGCCTATTCAAACAGAATTTGACAAAAAATTTGAATTATTTACTGATGATAGTCCAGACAGTATATTAACTGCACAGCAAAGAGAAATTGGATTAGACCAATTATTAGGTACTGCTGTTACAAGAGAAGCCTTTGAAAAGAAAATAGATATGTACAATGAATTAAAAGCAAAAGGCCCAATATCTCCTAAGATGTTGGAGTTACTTGGAATACCTTCAGAGAGACAATCAGACTTTGAAAAGAAAATGGACGAATTAGAGTTACTAGCACAAGAAAGCGGTATGAAACCAAACGAGCTAATGAATAGAAAGATAGATTTAATATCTAATTACACAGCCGATGATGGTATGACTGATGCTATTAAAACTATGAATTACAGAGCTAAACAAGCAGGACTCATACCGGGAACAGATGAATACAAAGCATTCTTTCGTGATTATGGTGGTGGTGATACAAATGTTAATGTTGATTTAAGTCAAGCTGATATAAGTGATGCTGAATATGATAAAAAATTACAAGCCGCTTTAGTTGTTGAAGATATGAAAGACATTAAAGCAGTTAGAAAAGCAGAAGCTAACATAAGAAAATTAGACCAAGTGTTACAAATTATTACAGAAGGAGACCCGAACTTAGGTGCATTAAGCGGTTTTTATCAGACAGTAGACGAAGTTATGGCTAAGTTTGGCTTGTCAGAAGAATCTGCTAATTCAGCAACAGATACACAATTACTCGAAGCTTTACTTGGTAGTGATGTATTTGGAATGATTGCCATACTAGGTATCGGCGCACGTGGTATTGATACACCGGCAGAGAGAGATTTCTTGATTAAGGTTATGACTGGTGAAAGAAAAATGACACCTGAAGCTCTCCACAGAATGACTTTGTACAGACGTAAATATTCAAGAATGGTAATTGAGGCATACAACAAGGCTTTAAAAGATGGTTATTATGATGATTACCAAAGAAGCCGCAAACTTAAACACATAGATGTGAAGCCATTAGAGGCATGGAAACCACCTGAAGTAGAAAACATACTTTCAGTAGAACGAGCTAATGAATTAGCAGATAAATATAATCTAAAATAAAGTATGCCTACATTAGAAGAACTTTATACAGCACTCAATAAAGCAGACAAAGCAGGTAATATTGCTGATGCTCAAGAGATAGCCGCTTTAATTACAGAGCTGTATCCTGAAGGTGAAGTGCAAACTCACTCACAAGAAGTTATAGATGCCGCTTATATTGAGTCAGAAGGGTTAGGTAATACAGATGTTCTAGTTAATGAACAGTTACTTGCAAACACAGCAGACAGCCAAATAGTACCAACAGCTCAACATCAGTTAACTAATGATGGTGTTATACCTCCGGCTACAGCCGCAGAAAACATAACTCAACAAACAAGACCTGCACAAGAATTACTCGCTACATTAGATGAGGGTCAAATAGTAGTACAAAGTCCTATTGGCATAATTCAATATGTAGACCAACCTAATCGTATCGTTACAGATAATGAAGACGTAGTTGCGGCGGCTATGGCATACTCAAAAGGAGAAAGCGAGATACATCCTTCTGAGGTACATGCAAAAGTGAAAGCAATGGAGAATGTTGGCTTTACACAGAACCCAATTAATTACATGGCAGGTCTAACAGGAAACATTGTCGAAGGTGGTCTAGGCTTAGGAAGTTACAGAGATGAATTTATGGGAGCTATGAACGATGGTGTAAACTGGTTATACCATGCCGCTACTGGTCAAGGAGATTTTGCTGACCAAGGTGGAGGAACATTTACTAAACCCGGTCTCCCGGAAAACCTATTAATGACTGGTGATGAAATCTCAGCTAAGTCAGCGCAAATTGATGCAGATTTCGATGAAGCTTACGGAAAATCCGCAATAGCCGCTAACGTAGCAGGTGGATTACTGACTGGTTACATGGCAGGTTCAACTAAAAAAGCACAACAGCTTTATAAATGGATTAATGGCTTACCTAAGTTATGGAAAGGAATGACATTGTTTGGTACTGGTGGCTTAATAGGTGGTACAGAAGGTACTGTCTATGGATATGGTGCAGGTGAGGAGGGTGGAAGAGTTGATGAAGCTATTTCTCAAGGTATATGGGGAGCAGGATTAGGCTCAGTTGCAAACACAGCAATAATGCCTATACAATATGCATGGTCAAGAATAGGAAATGGACTTAAAGATAAAAGCACAGAAGCTATAGCATCATTGTTTGAAGTCACAAAAGATACCGCAAAAATTATTAAAGAAACTATTGGTGAGACAGGTTCAACGCTAGAGGATATGTTAGCAAATTTAAGAAGAGCCGGTAATGAGGGGATGATTGCAGATGCAGATATAGCCACACAAGTTATTACAGATGCAGTAGCGGCGGCAGGTGGAGAAAGTGCATCAGCAGTCAATACAGCATTAAAGACTAGGGTTAATACCACATATCAAAATCTAGATACTGCAATGAATCAGAATATAGCTGATTTACCATACATGAAAGACCATCCTGATATAAAAGCAGACCCGGCTGAGATAGCGGCAGAAAACGCTAGAAAGTCTAAACCGGCAAGAGATAAAGCATATAAAAAAGCATACGCTCACCAAATTGATTATTTAACTCCGAAAGGAGAAGCAGTTAAAAAAGCTCTAGATGATATTGATGAAGATATATTGACTGAAATACTAAGCGGTATTAACAAAACAATCAGAAAATCCGGTGATGATATTACTGAATTAACTCTTAATCGTACTACTGATGCGGCAGGTAAAGAGATAATTAGTTTGGGCCAAATGCCTACTATGAAACAGCTTGATTACATCAAACGTGCATTAAGCGATATAGCATACAATTCACCGGGTGTTCCGGCGGTAGGACAAATCTTACCTGCACTAAGTCAACGAGCAAAAGAAGCTTTAGGATTACGTCATGCATTATCAGAAGCCTTGAAAAAAGCAAATCCTGATTATAGGAAGGCAGTCAAGCTAGGACAAGACAAAATAACACGTGAGAACGCTTTAGAAATGGGTTACAGCATGTTAGATGGTCATATATCACCTGCTAACGTAACAAGAATGCTTAAAGATGCAGGAGAAGCTGAGTTAGCACACGCTAGGATGGGTATAAGAGCAAATCTAGAGGCTATTATTGGCAGGATG